GTATTCACATACACATTCGGAGAACACTTATGTCAGTTGCTTACAGTCAGGCGCAGAAGGTTCGTTATCGTGTAACCCTGGATCTTGAGGTTTTCGCAGACTTCGACCCGCATCAAATGGACTGGGATAAACTCTTTAAGTTAGAACCTGCTGAGAAGTGTTCTGCGTATGTTGAGGACCTGAGCACACCCGATTCCTGGTGATTCTCAGGGTCTCAAAGTTACTCACCTTGAAAGTGTACCTATAGTGTAAGGACCACTCAACCGACCTCACCAACACTCACATGCTGAACTTCATTCCTTATGCTGTTCGTCGTCCGTTCTACTATGTGATGGACCTGATTGCATGTTCTGATTTTCGTCGTGAAGAACTCTCCCGTATCTTCGATGCTTATGAGTATGAGCAATCGATGCAAATCCTGGGGTTCGTCAACTATCTGGGTATGACAGGTCAGTTAGATGTTTGCAAGAACTTTGACCTGTTTGCTGATGTTGAAGATCTTGAGCAAGCAATCAACAAGTGGAACGATTATAAGGCACAGATGAACACTTCTGTTCCTGCCTAAGTAACACTCAACTCCTGTCGAATGAGTATAAACTAGGCACACACAGTTCACAACACTTTTCTTCGTTATTATGTCTAAGTCCGTGATGCTCTCCCTGCTTGCTCAAGGTAACAACGGCAACGAGATTCTGCAGATCCTCGATACTCTCATCGAAGACAATCAGCAGGCAGTTGCTTACTCTCAACCGACTGCAGATGTGATCGAGTTCTGATAACTTAGAGGGGTGCTCAGTGGTTGACACTTGGTGCCCCTTATGTTAGACTCTTATTCGTTATGCGTATTGGCAGTTATTGTGCCGTTGCGGTTATGTGCCCTGCGGGCGTAACGGGGGGTATATAAAAATTGGGTCCTTCCTAACCTACAGAGGTGACAATTCGACCTCGATATATCACAAGAACAAAAAATTCCCGGAGTAAAAAATGTTCACCAGATGGATTCATAAGAACGGAAAGTCCTCCCCCGATAAAAGATGTAAGTCTTATAAAAGTCAAGCAAAGAAAAATGGTGCGAACAAGAGGAAGAAGAAATAGACCCTATTGGAACTTCTGGAAGGTTGTCTTTGCGGGATGGTTAATAAGGTATCCACGGCAGTGCTTTACGATCTTCGGAGGCACTGTCGGTTTTTTGTTTGTGTTGATATATAATGCTGTGAGGTAAAAAAATCCCGGAAAAAATTTTATGACCACAGAGTTGCGCCCATGGGGGTTATTTGAGAACTTACTGGAAGAGATTGATTATAAGGTGAAGAGAATTATTATTTCACCAAATCAATCAATATCTCTCCAATATCATTTCCATAGGGAAGAGTATTGGATAGTTGTTGAGGGTAGTGGAGAATTGACTCATGAGGACACTGTAAGGACCGTAGAGGTGGGTGATAGTGTCTTTATTGGTAAGGAGGAGGTTCATCGTCTTAAAGCAGGTAGAAACGGCATTACGGTGATTGAGACACAATTAGGAATATGTGAGGAGGATGATATTGTCAGGTTAGAGGATCATTATGGGAGGATAGAATAATGGAAAAGATTTATCACATATACGCAAAGGACCGTTGTTTATTTCATTCAATTCGAGAGGATGAGTTTGAAGTCACTTGGAAGACTTTGAGAAACATGGTGGGTTTGATGCATACAGATTATGAAGTTGATGATTTATCTTATGAGGAACTTATGGTGAACCGGAAAGTCTCGTTGGATAGTTCCTATTGACAAGAGCATATATAGACTGTTAAAATTGATCTGAAGGTTATTTTTTCTTATGGCAAAAGGATTTACTTTGAAGGCTAATGCACCAAAACCCAAGGAAGCAGAGTGGGATTATGATGCGATTAAGGAACGTATGAAGGGCAAATCAATTGTCTTTTGTCTTCCTGGTCGTGGGTGCTCATTTACTTTTCTGAAGGCATTTGTACAACTTTGTTTTGATCTTGTTCAAAATGGAATGAGTATTCAGATTTCTCAAGACTATTCTTCCATGGTTAACTTTGCTCGTTGTAAAGTACTTGGAGCAAATGTACTGCGTGGACCGAAGCAGGTTCCTTGGGATGGTAAACTGGAATATGATTACCAACTGTGGATCGATAGTGATATCGTATTCAATACCGAAAAGTTCTGGCAACTTTGTGATCTGGCACTTTCTGAAGAAGGTGAAGAGAAGGAGATTGTAGCAGGATGGTATGCGACAGAAGATGGTCATACAACCTCTGTTGCTCACTGGTTGGAAGAAGATGACTTCCGTAAGAACGGTGGAGTCATGAATCATGAGAATGTAGAGGGTATCTCGAAGCGTCGTAAACCTTTTACTGTTGATTACACTGGTTTTGGTTGGGTTCTGATCAAGAAGGGTGTATTCGAGAATCTTGAGTATCCCTGGTTTGCTCCTAAGATGCAAGTCTTCGAATCTGGTGCAGTTCAGGATATGTGTGGTGAAGACGTTTCATTCTGTCTTGATGCAAAAGAACAAGGATTTGAGATCTGGTGTGATCCTCGTATTCGTGTAGGACATGAGAAGACTCGTGTGATCTAATGGCATTTAATATCTTATACAAAGGACGTAAGATATATCAGGACCTCAGTTACGAAGAATGTACTGAGGTCCTTGACGAACTATCCTCCAAGTATTATACTGAAGAGGACTTTGATATTGAACAACTCGAACTGGAGGAAATCTAATGGCTAAAGGTGGATCAAACAAAACTATTTTCGAACCAGGAGCACCAAAGAAGACACGTCAAGGACGTTCTGCCCGGACCCTGCTCTCAGCAACGTCTCGTAACGGTAAAAAGAAACGGTATCGGGGACAAGGAAAATAATTTATAAAGAGTGCTTAAATAGAAGTAAGCACTCTTTTTTTATGTTTAACGAAAAAGAACTTTATATCCTTGATTGGATAAAAGAAGTATCGAAAGTGAGAGAAGAATTAAATGGATTTGCGATTTGTCCATTTGCATCTCATTCGAAATATAAGATTGTAGAGTGCCCTGCTGAGGAAATTGTACCAATTGAAGGTTATCAGGTTATAATATACATCGTAGAAGACTACTTTGACTTAGATGCTGTTCAATTTTGGGTCGATTTTCATAACTCAAAGCATCCAGGATGGAAATTCTTTGAGGATTGTGGGTCATATGATACCTACATTAAGGGGATTAAGACAAATAACGGAAAATATAACTTAATTTTAGCTCAACCAACAGAAAAGTTGCGAAAATTTAGAGAAAATCTTGCTAGAACCACATACTATGACATGTGGGATGACGAATATCTACAAGAAATACTCGAAAATGACTATGATATCCTTGAAAAACGGGATAGCAACCCCGTAAAAAGTTCTGATTTAACAGATCAGGAGAGCAAAAATGGGAAAACCAGCAGATCGTGACAAAAATTACATGTATGAACTGTGGGGAACCACACATTTAACCTCAGATTATGGTGTTCTTGACAATATTCAAGAGAAAAAGATGCTTAGAGAGATCAGTAATGATGATTTGACTCCCAAAAAGCATGATTTTGAGATTCAAAACGAACTTCATGCAAAAATTCGTAATGATGATGACTATGATGATTGGGAATATGGCACTGAACCCCTCTATGAATTCAAAAAACGGTCATAAATAAGATAGATTTATAATATTTTCATGCCTGTAGAACGGCTAAGTAGGGGTTTTAAAGATCTTAGCATGTCATTTCAGGTTAACCCCCTGAACGATGACCTGATTTCGATTACAAACGAAACTGCTATTGCCCGTTCCGTCAGAAATCTCATCTTTACTCTACCTGGAGAAAGATTTTTTAATCAAAATCTAGGTTCAAGAGTCTCTAAAGTTCTTTTTGAGAACATGGATGAGATTTCTGCTTCTGTAATTAAGGATGAAATTGAAAATACAATTCGTAATTATGAACCAAGAGTAGATTTAATATCAGTAGATGTCTCTCCAAACTATGATAATAACGAATTTAATGTGACTATTAATTATTATATCGTCGGAATTGATGTTCTTCCGCAACAATTATCATTCGCACTACAGCCAACACGATAATGGCATTAGTAAATTTCACTAACTTAGATTTCGATCAAATAAAAACTTCGATTAAGGATTATCTTAGATCGAATTCGAATTTTACTGATTATGATTTTGAAGGATCTACTCTTTCAACAATCATAGATGTATTAGCATATAATACATATATTTCCTCATATAATGCTAACATGGTTAGTAATGAGGTTTTTATTGATAGTGCGACACTTAGGGAAAATGTAGTATCCCTTGCAAGAAATATCGGATATGTTCCAAGATCCAGAACATCAGCAAGAGCAAATGTATCTTTCTTCGTAGATACCACTGGACTGTCTATAAATCCAGTAACACTCACTTTAAAGAGTGGAGTTGTATGTAATAGTTCATCTACATTTGGATCGACTAGTTATTCGTTTATAGTTCCATCAGACATCACTGTTCCTGTGGTGAATGGAATCGCAAACTTTACTAATATTGATGTTTATGAGGGAACTTTCCTTACTCAGAACTTTACTGTAGATTCAAATAATCCAAATCAGAAGTTTATTTTAGATAACGCAAATATAGACACATCACTGATTAGAGTTGCTGTAAGAGATACTCAATCTAGTACTGTCCGTAGAGAGTTTACATTATCTAATTCCATATTTGAAGTTAGATCAAATTCAAGAGTATTTTTCATTCAGGAAATTGAAGATCAAAGATACGAATTAATATTTGGAGATGGAGTATTTGGTCAAAAATTAGACAACTTAAATTATATTGAAGTAACCTATGTTACCTCAAATGGAGAAAGTGCTAATGGAGTAAATTCTTTCACTTATAGTGGAAGAATTATTGATGATAAAAATAGAGTTATCAACTCAGGAATTTCACTTTTAACCACAAATAGTTCATCTAGAGGTGGAAAGGAAATTGAATCAGTAACTTCTATAAAAAAATATGCTCCTCAGATTTATGCTTCTCAACTGAGGGCTGTTACTGCTACAGACTACGAATCTATCATACCGCAGATTTATCCAGAAACTGAGTCTATTTCTGTTTTTGGTGGAGAAGATTTAAATCCTCCTCAATTTGGAAAAGTTTTTATCTCAATCAAACCAATTAATGGAGAGATAATTTCATCACTAGTTAAAGCAAACTTATTAAGAAAACTTAGAAAGTATTCTGTATCTGGAATCGTACCAGAAATACTAGATCTGAAATATTTGTATATCGAATATGATTCTTCAGTTTATTACAATCCTAATGCTACAAGAGGTGCTCAAGACGTATCAACTATAATCCAAAGCAATATATCACAGTATTCTGATTCTACGGAACTCAATAGGTACGGTGCAAGATTTAAATATAGTAAGTTCCTTAAAATTATAGATGATAGTCATCCATCTATAACTTCAAACATTACTAAGATTGTAATTAGAAGAAATTTAAGACCATTAATAAACAGATTATCTACATATGAAATTTGCTATGGCAATCAGTTTCATGTAAAAGACACTAGAGGATATAATATAAAATCTTCTGGTTTTAATGTATCAGGAATTACAGAAACTGTTTATATTTCTGATACACCAGATAGTAATTTACAAACAGGAACCATCTTCTTATTTAAAAATCCAGGTTCACCAACAGTTATTTTGAAAAATATTGGAACTATTGATTATGTTAAGGGAGAAATTTACTTATCTCCGATAACCATCACATCTACAGCAAAAACGGAGAGTGGATCACCTGTAATTGAGATATCTGCTATACCACAATCTAATGATGTTATAGGACTACAAGATCTTTACTTACAACTAAATACTACTAACAGCACTTTAACTATGATATCCGATAGAATTTCATCTGGTGCGGATGTTTCGGGTACGACATACATATCAAGTTCAAGTTTTGTCAACGGAGACTTAGTAAGACTGTAAAAATATGAGCAATACTAGAATTCAGATCAATTCAATAGTACAAAATCAACTTCCCGATTTTGTACGAGAAGAGTTTCCTCTTGTCTCCGAATTTTTATCGGAATATTATAATGCTTTAGAAAATCAAGGAGGAACTCTTGATTTAATTCAGAATATTGATAAGTATGTTAAGGTAGACAACTTAACTAACTTAATCCAATCTACAGTATTGCTCACTGATGTTGATTATTTTAGTCAAACATTAACAGTAGAATCCACAGCAGGATTCCCTGAAAGATATGGACTTCTTTTAATTGATAATGAGATTATTACATATAAGTCTAAAACAAGCACCACTTTTGAAGAGTGTGTTCGTGGATTTAGTGGAATAATTGAGTATGAAAGTGAACTCTTGTTCCAAGAAACAAATGCACAAACTCATACTAGTGGATCTTCAGTAGTAAATTTAAGTGTAGTATTTTTACAGGAATTTTTTAGAAAATTAAAGGTACAAATAACACCTGGATTTGAAGATAGAGAATTTTATGAAGGATTGAATCAAAGAGTTTTTATCAAGCAAGCAAAGGATTTCTATAAGAGCAAGGGATCTGATGAATCTTTTGAAATTCTTTTCAGAGCTTTGTATGGTAAAGACGTTGAAGTTTTAAAACCAAGAGATTTCGTAATTGAACCATCAACTGCAGAATATAGAACTTTAAAGTTTTTAGTTGTTGAGGGAATTCAAGGAAACCCAAGAGATCTGGAGAATAGAACATTATATCAAGATCAAATTTATAATATTCCAAAATCACAAGGAACTGTAGTAAGTGTAGAACCTTTTATTCAAAATAATAGAGAATATTTTATTCTCGGATTAGATTATTACTTTGATACTAATGTTCAATCTGTTTTTAGTGAATTTTCTATTCATCCAAATACTAAGGTTCTTACCAATACTCCATTAAACTCCGATTTTATCGATGTAGACTCTACTGTTGGATTTCCAGAGCAAGGAACCCTGATAGTATCTTTAAAAAATGGAACTTTTTTGAATGTTAATTATACTTCTAAGAATTTAAATCAATTTTTGGGTTGCTCTGGAGTAAATCAGACAATACAAAAAGAAGATTTTGTTAGATTAGATGCTTTTGCATACTCTTATAATGGTAATGATATAATTTCAGTTAGAGTAACTGGAGTTTTATCTAATGTAAATTATAATAGAGCAGAAAATAATTATAACAAAGGAGATTCTATTAAAATAAAATCTCTTGGTAAAAAATTACTTGGCATTAGAGCAAATAATTGGTTTTTTAATATTCCAGTAACTTATAATGTTAAATCATTAAGATTAAAAGATTCAACATCTGGTCCTGTTTATCAACTGGATTTTTATGATCAACATTATTTTAAAATTGATGATACTGTAAAAGTAATTTCATCAATTGGTGAAAATTACTTAGGTTTTGTAGTTTCATATTTAAATAAAAACTCTATTGAAGTTAGATTAGATTCTATACTAAATTTATCCTTAGAATACAAAGCAGAAAAGCAATTACTTAAATCAAATTTAATTTATGATGATAATGATCTAAGTATTTACAATACTGATGTTCAAAATGTATACTTTTCTGAAAGTGAAGATGCAATTTATGTTGCTTCATCTTCAATTCCTTTTTATGGAAGTGAAACAATATTCCCAAATGTCAGAAAAGTAGTATTTTCAGGAACTTTTAATGATGATTATGAAATTCATGCTCAAAATCATGGTTTATATACTGGAGATTCTGTAGTTTATTATTCCGGAGAAGATAGCACCTTAGATCTTCAAACTGGAATTTACTTTGTAGTAAGACTTTCGAGCAATACTTTTAAAATAGCAAGAAGTAGAAATGATATCTTTAATGAAAGATACATTTCAATTTCCGGATCTGCTTTTGAAGATATTTTTGTTTTCAGAAGTCAAACTACAGAATCTTTAGAAAGAAAATATATACAACCACAAAATCTTTTAAGAAAAATTAGAAGAAGTTTTGATGAAATAGTAAAGGATGAAACTCCATCTGGTGCTATCGGTATTTTTGTAAATGGAGTTGAATCTTATGGTTATAAATCAAATGATATTGTTTACTATGGTCCTATAAAGAAAGTTGATGTACTTTCTTCCTCTAATGATTTTGATGTAATAAATCCACCAACAGTTCAAATTTATGATTCTGTTGGCACCGGGGCATCTGTATATTCTTCAGTAAATGGATCATTATTGAAGATTGATGTTATTGATTCTGGATTTGACTACTTAGATGAACCTGAAGTATTAATTACTGGAGGAAATGGATTTGGTGCTGCTGCAAAGGCAAATCTAACATCATTTGAGCATGAAGTTTTATTCAATTCATCTTCATCATCTTTAGTAAATCTTTCTAATGAAACAATAGGATTTACTACTTTCCATAAATTTAGAGATAATGAGTATGTCTTTTATGATCCTCAGGGACAAACTGCAGTTGGTGGACTTTCCACGTCCTCCGCATATTATGTTTCTGTTCAAGATGCATTTACCATAAAATTACACAAATCCTTCTCCGATAGTGTATCAGGAATAAACACAATATCGTTAACTTCTTATGGAGTAGGAAATCATAAATTTAAGTCTTCTACTCTGAAAAAAAGAATATCATCAATAACTGTAACAAGTTCTGGTGAAAATTATCAATCCAAAAAGACTTCTTGCACTTCGGCAGGAATTAATACTGCACTTAATCAGATTACACTAAAAAATCATAATTATTTGAGTGGTGAAATCATTACTTATACGTCTACAGGATCACTTGCTGGTGGACTAGCATCAACATCTTATTATGTAACAAAGGTTGACGAAGATAATATCAAATTATCTATTGTAGGGATTTCATCTGAAGAAAAGAATTTTTATTTTAAAACTAAACAGTATGTTGATATAACATCAGTTGGTTCTGGAACTCATATTTTTAATTACGAACCAATAAGTGTTAATGTTGTTGGAAATATTGGAATTTCTACTCTTTCAAATCAAAACTTTAATGCAGTTTTACAACCTGTCTTTAGAGGAAAAGTTCAATCAGTTTTTGTTAATGATGGTGGACTTAATTATGGATCTGAAGATATTATCAATTTTAATAGACAACCTGAGTTTTCATTAGATAGTGCATCATCTGCACAGATGACACCAGTTATCAATAATGGATCAATAACAGATGTTGTCATCAATAATTTTGGATCTGGATATACTGCAGTTCCTGATCTAGTAGTTAATGGGTCAGGATTTGGTGCAAAATTAGTTCCAATTATAAAAAACGGACAAATTGTATCTGTTAAAATTCAAAGTAAAGGTAGTGGTTACACTCAAGACACAACATCAATCAATATTGTTCCTGCCGGATCAAAACTAGAACTTAATGCAGAAATAAAATCATGGAGAATTAACCAAGTTGAAAGATTAATAAAGACTCAAAAAATAACAGATGATGATGGTATTGTAGTAAATAACTTTAATCAAGATTATGAACTACAATATTGCCATGCATATTCACCTAGAAGTTTAAGAAAATATTGCTTATCTCAAAAAAATGTAAATGGTGAAATTGTATACGTTCCCGATCTAGTTGTTCTAAATGGAATAGAACAAAAGTCCGTTTCACACTCACCGATACTTGGATGGGCTTATGATGGAAATCCAATATACGGACCATATGGATATTCGGTTGCTTCTGGTGCAGCAACAGTAAAACCTTTGCAACCTGGATATGTAGAATCAATTCAACCAAATAGACCATCTTTGTCGATTTATCCTAGTGGATTTTTTGTGGAAGATTATGAGTATGATGGATCTGGAGATTTAGACGAACATAATGGAAGATTCTGCGTAACACCTGAATTTCCTCAAGGAGTATATGCTTATTTCTGTACAGTTGATGATGGTCCAGTTGAATCTGGTGGACCATTCTCAAACTACAAAAAACCATTATTCCCATACATAATTGGAAATACTTACAAGTCAAAGAGTATAGAATTTAACTATCAAATATCATCAAATCAAAATAATTTTGATTTGATGAATAGTGGACTACTTAGAAA